GCGCCTACCGTCGCGGGGGGAATCGCCGAATCTTCGAACGTGACGACGGGCGACCCCGTCCTTTCCAGGGCTTTGAGCGCCTTCCGTTCCCATTTCGCCAGATCCGCTTTTGCCGCCGCGTTGCGTCCTGGGCCTGGGCCTGGGGGCTTTGGCGGGGCCGCGCCCTGGGCCTGGGGCGTTTCGGATTCCCCTGGGGCTTCCGCGCCCTGGGCCTGGGGCGTTTCGGATTCCCCTGGGGCTTCCTGAGCCTGGGCCCCAGGCGGGGGCGGGGGCGTTGGCGGGGCTTCTGGGGGGGCGGGGGGCTTCAATAGGGCCAGCTTTTCTTTGATCGCCGCCGCCCGTTCTTCGTCACCTTCCGCCGCCAGGACCACCGCCGCCGCCCTGTCCCAGTCCAGGCCTTCCGCCATGATCGCCTTCATTCGGATTCGGGCGAAGGCTTCGACGTCAAGTTCGACGCCCGCCGTAATGATCGCCACGTCAAGCGGAAGCCCCGCGCCCGAAAACGTTTGGACCGACGCCGCCAGGGTCGCCGCTTCGACCCGCATCGCCGCCGATTCTTCGGGCGCAAACCATAGCTCAAACCCCAGGGGGTCGAAAAACTGGGCGTTGAGCGCCCCTTCGAAGAGTTGGAGTTGGGGAACAACGGTCTGGGCGTAGAAGGTCTTCTCGTCCTGCGACGCGGTCGCGTAGGACGCCGCGTCACTGAATAGCATGGAATACGGAATCCCCATCGTCGTCGCGATCGCTTCCTTCGCCTGTTGCGATAGTTCAGGCATCGCCAGGTCCCGCGCCGACGTCGAAAGGTCCGTGACCGTTACTTGCCCGCCTTGAAAGACTTCGGTCGCGAAGGCGTTTCGAATCCCCAGGGCGACCCGTTCCCACCACTTCTTGAGCCGCGCCTTTTCGTCGGGGTTGGTCATGTTCAGGACCGACAGAATCTTCGACCCGATCGCGCCCCGTTCGAAGAAGGACGCCGCGTACTGCGAGATATTGAAGACGATCCCCGCGTCAGTCAGGGCAGTACGGACCAGGGGTTCCGACGTGCCAAATTCCTTAAAGGGGTCCAGGCCCCAGACGTATACCAGTTCTTCGGGCGTCAGGTCCGCGACCTTCCGCCCGTCGACGTATCGTTCGAAGACGAAGGGCGACGCCGCGCCCTGGGGGGCCTTCTTCACCGCGATAGACCCCGACGTGAGCCATTTCAGCGGGTCCTTCGCGTTGCCCTTCTGAGCGTAGGCCGCGCCGTGAATACAGAGCGACGATTCGAAGGACCGAAGCAGACCCCCGAAGCCGCGCCCCCAGGGGAGCGATTCTTCGGGGACGGTCTTTTCGCTTCCCTTGCGATACCAGTATCGGGGACAGGTCGCGACCGCGTTCGCCCTGAGTTCGACGGACCGCCGCAAATGCCCGACGCCGCGCCAGGCCCGCGCTTCCGCCTGGGACCCGATCGCCGAAGGGGTCCAGGCCCAGGCGAAGTTGGGGTCGTCGGACGAATCGACGGGGACCGCCTTTACACCGTCGAACATGTAGTTCGCGACCGTTGTCTTCTTCATAAGAATACACTTCCCGACGTTAGACCCTGCCAGGCAAGGGCTAACGAGATTACCCCGTCGTCATGTAGTCCAGGCGGGGCCCCCGACGTGACGGTCCCCAATCGTGTCGTCTTCGTTTCGTATGCTTCCAGTTCGGTCAGCAGGTCTTCGTCGTCCGTTATCCGTAGCTTCCCCCCTTCGAAGGCAAGGGCCAGGGCGTCGATTATCGCCCGCTTCGATTCGTTCGTCGTGACGAAGGGGCGAATCGGGAGCCCGCGTTGGGCCAGGGCTTCGGCCAGGGGCCCGCCCATAGAGTTAGATTCCGCCCAGATCGCATAGGGCTTGAATTTGTTGGCGAGTGAGACGACACGGTTCATTTGTGTAAGCCAATCCGTATCTGTGAAACGATCGCGGGCGACGACTTCCTGGGCGGAAGTATCCAACACCGTGATAACCGTGAAGTCATTTGTTCGCCCCCAGTCGACCCCGAAGGCGTAGTAATGTCCTTCCTGGGCGACGTCGCGCCGCGTCGCGGTCGCCAGGGCCCGCACCCCGCGAAAGGTCCCGCCCGTGTCGTCGACGAATTCCGCGTTCCATTCCTGCCGCCAGGTCCGCGAAGAAACCAGGTCCTTCGCCCGCCAGTATGCTTCTTGAATCGTTCGAATGGGGTTCGCGACCGAAGGGGCCGTGAACGCCGCGTAGTCCTTCGCCCCGTTCTTCGCCCGCATGAATTCGCGGTAGAACCAGTTCCGCCCCTTCGGTGTTGAGATCGCGACCAGGCGACCGCCACGGTCCGCCAGGGTTGGCATTATCGCGTCATAGATCGCCGCTTCCGTCACCCGCGCCGCTTCGTCGACGATAACCAGGTCGAAGTCTTCTGAGCGTAGCGAATCGCCGTTATTGTCGCCCGAATGAATCGCGATTCTTCCGCCCGATGGGAATTCCGCAGTCCTGAGCGACCGAAGAAGTTCGACCCGTGGGGCCTGGGCGACGTGACGTTCGACGAAGCGCCACATGGGGCGGGAGTTCTTATAGGACGGGGCGACCCAGGCGACAGAGCCCCCATGATCGGCGACCGCCAGGGCGTAAGCCCCGCACATGTAGGTTTTACCCCACCGCCGCCCCATCGCTATCAGCTTCGTCTTCGCGGGGTTCGACAGGATCGCCAGTTGGTCCGCCCGAAGCCTGGGCAAGGGAGGCAAGGGCCGCGCCGTGGTCGAAGACCCTGTTGTCGACCTGAATCGGCCCGCCGTTCTTCCCCGTGAGTTCCCGCGCTTCACCATATCCCCGTTCCCTTCCCTTCCTGTCCAGGTAATAGACCAGGGCCCACTTTTCGCCCGCCAGGACCGCCCGCCGTAAGTGGCTCTCTGCTATGTCTAGGGTCTGGCCCACCGCGTTGTCTATCGCTTCCGCGACCTTCGCCGACTTCTGGGCCCGTTTGTAGATCATCGACGGGGAGCAGGGCTTCGGGCGTTCGGGATGGGCCTTCGTGAGTTGGTCCGCCGCTATATACACCATGCCCGCCGAAGCCCGCAAAGCTTCGATCACTTCCGAATCCGTGTACTGGTTGCCTCTTGACATATCCCCCCCGCGTTGCCGTTAGACGCCGTTATGGTTGGGACGTGAAGTCCCCCCAGTAGGCCCGCGTCGCCTGGGGCGTTCTCCACCCCTTCGCGGGGTCCATGTAATAGCCCCGATTCCCTGGGCCCGTCCCAGGGTTCGACGACAGGGCAGTCACCCCCAGGGCGAAGCAGGACGCCGCCAGGACCAGGCCCAGGACCGCGAACGGGACCCACCATCGATTCTTCTTCATGCTTCCGCGCCTTCCTTCGCGACCGCCAGGTCGGGGAATGTCTTCGTCATGCGTTCCAAATGGACCGCGCAAAACTTCGGGGCCATTTCCATAGAATAGCAGACCCGCGACAGGGTCGCGACCGCGACCATAGTCGACCCAGACCCCCCGAAGGGTTCGAAGACGATTCCCCCAGGGGCCGCAGAGTTGCGGACCGCCCGTTCCGCCAGGGCCGTAGGCTTCTGGGTTGGGTGTAAGTAGTCCGCCTTCCCGTCGCGCCGATCATCCCAAACGTCCGACATCTTCCGGTCGCCATACCAGTTCGACGGGGCCCCGCCCTTCCCCTTCCATCCGAAGTAGATCAATTCGAATTGTGAATGGTAATTATTCGGGCGCATGACGAACGATTCTTTCACCCAGACGATTAGCCTGGGCATTTGTTGAAGATAGGCGTCGAACAGGCTGTAATACATGGGGGCGTTGCCTGAGCCGCCGCAGATATACAGACGGGCGTCGTCCGTCGTCGCCGTCTCGAGCATAACTTTAAAGCTTAACGGAATCGCGACCTGGGATAGGTCCCCGCTGATCGCGTTCTTCTTCGAAGATTCGTACATCACGCCATAGGGGGGGTCCGTGAAGACCAGGTCCGCCCGCTTCGTCCCCATGAGGCGACCGACGTCGGCGACCTTCGTCGAATCCCCGCAGAGTAGGCGATGGGGCCCAATGGTCCATAGGTCCCCAGGCTTCACGCCCCACTTCACGTTCAGGGCTTCCGCTTCGTCGGGGGGCGGGGGCTTGTCTTCCGCCTTCCGATTCGCCCGCCCCAGTTCCGCCAGAAGCGCGTCCAGTTCGTCCTGCCGCCAGAGCGCCGACAGGTCGACGCCCGTGTCTAGGTCCGCCGCGACCTGGGCCAGGTCCCAGTCCAGACCGACCTGGGAGGACCGATTGTCCGCGTAAGCCAGGAAGCGGGCCCGCCCGTTTGGGTCTGTCAAGTCCAGGTCGCGCCGTTTCACGACTACCAGTTCCGTCCCGTCCGTTTCGACTTCGCGAATTGCCCCGCCCATTTCCGCCCAGGCTTCCAACGTTTTGTTGCCCGCGATTACCCGCCCTTCTTTGTCCGTGACGATAGACCGCCCCGCCCCCGCCCGTTCCAGGGACGTTTGGACCATGTAGCGCCCGCGTTGGGTCCCTTTATTGGCGTTGGCGTGGTCTGGGACCAGGCCCGCCGTTACCCCGTTCTTCTTCTTCGTCGCCATTATTCCCCCAGGGCGAAGCCGCCCGCGAGTAGCCCGTGGTCCGCGTAGACCGCCCAGACGTGAAGCCCCCAGACGTCCCCCTGCGTGACGTTCGCCAGGTTCCGGAAGGCGACCTGGCGATGAAGGACCCGTTGGGCGTCTTCGTCGACCTGGGTCCCGTGGGGACATATCAGGGCCGCAAATTCCCAGTCCAGGGCCAGGGCCCCGAAACATCCCCCCGCCTTCCTGAGTTGATATAGGTCCCCCTGTACTGTCACCGCGTAGCCCAGACGGGATAGGTCGCCCAGTCCGTCGATTGTCTGGCCCTTCGCAGGACGGGCCGCAAGCAGGACCAGGGCGAAGGCAAACGCCAGGACCAGGCCAGGCCCCCAGAGTTCCCGAAGCCCCGCGACCGCGACGCCCAGGACGATCGCCGCCAGGATGATCAGGCCCAGTTCCCCGCGATGCCAGTCTGGGACAGACACAACCAGAAGCCCGCCCAGGGCGACCAGTAGCAGGGCGACCGACAGGGCCCCGCGCCAGATCTTCTTCACGCGGGGACAGTCCAGGCCGCAGAGATATAGACCCAGGGCGGAAGGGGGCGTGTGTCGCCGATCGCCTGGGGCGATACTTCCAGGCCCCCGACAGTGAACCGCGACGTGGTCCTTAGCGTGTGCCACCCGCCGCCCGTCGATTCGACTTCGACGACCGCCCCTTCCGCGAGTAGCCCCAGGGCCGCGCCCGCCGCGATTGGGGCGGGGCGAATCCTGAGCCCCGCCGCCGCCGTTACCCGCCGCTTTTCCTTCGGGGCGTCGACCTGGGGGCCCCAAAAGGGTTCGACCGCCTGGGAATGGTCGACCAGTCCGACGATTCCGGAAACCTGGGCTTGGTCCGTGTACTGCCAGAGCGCCGCCGAAGTCCAGGGGATAGGAAGGACGGGCGTCGCCACGTAATAGTTCGCGACCCAAAGACGGAAGCGGGGGGCGGGCGTATCCTGGGGAAGCCGCCGCCAGAGCGGATTCCAGAAGCCCGCCCGCGTGTAGATCAGGGGCCCGCGCCCCGCGACCATCGGAAGCCGGTCCGCGAAGTCCAGGGCGTTGAGCAGGACCGCAGGGGCGACGCCCAGTTCGACGTCGACGACGAAGGGAAGCAGGGGCGACGCGGGCGAAGCCGCCGCGACCGCTTCCCGCAGGCGGGCTTCCTGGGCGTTGTTCGTGGTCATGGGCGAAGCGACCCAGTAGAAGCCGAAGGGAAGCCCCGCAAACCAGGCCCCCCGCGCATTGTCCGCCGCGAATCGGTCCGCGTAGGGCCGCGCTTCGTCGCCCCCGCCCAGGCGAATGTAGACCGCATCGACCCGCGCCCCTGGGTTCCCGTTCCGCCCAGACTGGGCGACGCGGGCCCAGTCGATCGGGCCTTTATCGTTTTGATAGGATGAAACGTCGACTACGTAAACCATGATCATTCCCGCCAGGGCGCGACGTTAGGACGCCCCGCCTTCACCCGAATCTTCACCGCTTCCAGAAGCCCGTTCCGCGCCGCATTGTCCAGGAAGTTCGCGACCGCCGTTTCCAGGGGGTCCGACTTCGAAGGGGCTTCCAGGCCCAGGTCCGAAGCGATGGGGAGAAGTTGTTCCAAAGTGTAATGCGTGACAATCCAGCGACGGACAGACCCCGCCCGTAGGTCAGTCGGTCCCGACAATCGCGGACCATCCGTCCCGAAGGTCGCGAAGCCGCGCCCCAGGGCTTCCGACAGACCGCGCACCGTCCCTTCCAGGTCGCGGACCCGCCGTTTCAAGTCTTCCCGTTCCCGTTCCCAGGTAGCTTCCTTCGCTTCCCATTCCTGGGTCCGACGTGCTACCCCCTGCATGACGGAATCCAGTTCCGCCGTAAGTTCGGCGACCTTCCCCCGCGCCAGGACCAGTTCGTCCAGGAAGGACACCCCACCCCGCCGCGACGTCAGAATCGACGCGACGATCGCCGCGAAGCCCATCGCCGCCGATATAACCACCGCCATTTCGGGGCTCATACTTGTTTCGCCTGGGTCAGAATCGCCGCGCCCAGGCGATTCGCCACGGACCAGGACAGGGTCGCGCAAGCGATAGTCGTCGCCGCGTTCAGGCTAAGCGGGTTCGACAGGAAGAAGGACACGCCCATGAAGGTCATAGCGCCGATTGGGAAGAAGATCAGGACGCGACGGACCCGAAGCGGGGCCCCCAGAAT